AACGAGGCGACGTTTCCGGCGCTTCTAGACTCGATTGAAGGCTGTTTTGATGAATACGTGTTTGTTGACACGGGTTCGACAGATCGCACAAACAATCTGATCGAGGCTTTTGAAAAGAAGGGCAACAAGGTTGTCCGAGATCGTTTCGAGTGGTGTAATGACTTCGCCAAGGCTCGAAACTACTCTTTTGCCGCCGCCAACGGCCGATGGCGCATGTTCTTGGATAGCGACGACGTCCTTATTCAAGGGCAGAAGCTACGGCAGATGTGCGATAAAATGGATAGCGAGTTCCCAGACGTAAAGGGTGTTTTTATTCCTTATTGGTACGATAAGGACGAGAATCTAGATACACTTCGTTTGGTCAAGTGGGACGGTAAGTGGAACTGGCAAGACGCTATTCATGAGCGCCTTGTGTGGTCTTCAGAGTCCGATATGGACGCGGGGCTTACCGACGCCAACTTCGCCCGATTGAGCGAAATCACAGTAAAGCATAAGCGAAAGACCCCGGCTGAGAAGGACCACGCTCTGCGCCGCAACGCGGCAATCGCTCGATCGGAGTTTGAAAAGACGACCGATAAGGCGTACAGAGCGCGGTTGGCTCGTACTATCGCCATGGAACTTAAGTTAGAAAACAAACTAGAAGAAGCCGTACCTTGGCTAAAGATGGTTGCTGACGGTTATCCGGCTTTGGCAGAAGGTCGGCAAGCGTCGTCTGACGTGTCGCGCATTTTGGCGTCAAAAGGTCAATTCGAAGAGGCTATGCGCTATGCAAAACACGCCGGCCCATCCTACGAAGCGATTCTAGCGTCGGCTCAAGAGGATTACGATAAGGTAATCGAGCGCCAGACCAAAGGCTCCGTCATTCCGCGACAGACGACCCACGAAGGTTTCATTTTTGAAAAGGTAATCGCGCCGGTGGCCTTGGCCGACGCGGCTATGCGCAAGGGCCACCCCGTAAACTCCGTAGAACGCGTTATAAACAGCGTTCGCGGCGACTTGCGCAACCACCTAGCCGTAGCCGAGGTCATAGCGGCTTTACGCGCCACAATCGATCGTATTACGATTATCGTGCCGGGCACGCCGCAGCCGTTCGACGCATCCTCAACAACGTCCATGCTTGGCGGCTCAGAAGAAGCCGTGGTCTATCTAGGAAAAGAACTGGCCAAGAATGGGCGCAACGTGCGTGTATACGGAATACTACCGCCGCTGACCATTCCAGGCGTCGACGAACACGGTATTGATTGGCAGCCATTCTCGTCATTCAATCCACAGGACGAGCACGGTACATTGGTCATTTGGCGCGCCACAGGCTTCCTTTTGAATCTAATGCAAGGAAAAGCTGAGTTGGCGGCCGAGCGCGAGGCCGGAAATGAAACAGCCGTGCCTTACGCCGGTATTGGACGATCGAGTCTATGGTTGCATGACCGGGCTTTGGGCGTAAGCGACAAGGCGTTGGCCATGCAAATCTGCCGAGCGGTCGATTCTGTTATCGTTTTGTCAGAACACCATAAGAATCAAATCATCAAGGAATGCGGGGGCGATCCCGGTAATTTCTTGGTACTATCAAACGGTATCGTAGCTGACGATTTTGTTGACCTAAAGAAGCTTTGGCCGCAGCGCGACCCGAATCGCGTCGTCTACTCGTCTTGCCCGTCTCGAGGTCTTCGCGTGCTGTTAGATCAATGGCCCACAATAAAAGAAGCGTGTCCAGAGGCTTATCTAGATATCTACTACGATTGGTCAATGCTTGAACGCATGCAACCTGAGTTGTATGCCGACATACTCAAAAAGTACGAAAGCGTGAAGCATCTGGCCGTAACGCATCACGGTGGAGTCGGTCACAAAGAACTGCACACCGCTCTGGCCACGACTAACGTGTGGGCATATAGCCACTTCGAAAACACCGACGTAGAGACTTTCTGTATCTCAGCGGTAAAGGCCACAGCCGCCGGCTGTACCGTAGTCACGTCAAAGGCCGGGGCTGTTCCAGAGGTAGCACCTGATTCTGTGTTTGCGACCGCTTCTGAATACGGCAAAGCCGTGATCGAGGCGATCAAGAAGCCAGCGTCGGATACAGAACGCGCTGAAAAGGCCGACCGGGCTATGCAGCGGTTTGACTGGAAGTCTGTCGCGCAGAAGTTCGGATCTGAGTGGTCTGTTCTGAAAACGCGTCTAAACTCCAAGGCATGACGCCAAGAGAACAATACGAAGCTTACACCCAAGAACGGCTCGCTATGGCTATCGATATTCGAACCAAACTTGTAGACTGTTTCGAAGAACAAGCCTTGCGAGCCGTCAAAGAACATCGTTGGGAAGCGGCAGCGGCTTTTCAATACTGCGCGAGTGTCACCCTTGGTTATGTCACAAAAATCGAATCAAAATAACGACGCGCGAATAGCCCTGCTGCAAAAGAGGCTGAAGCGGGCTAACGCCCGTTGGGATTTGGCCATGCTTCGAAAGGGCTATAGAGACGACCCGAACGAGTTTCCGCCGTTCTCGGAAAAGGATTGGCGTCTCTATTTCTGGGCAGACACTTGGAGACTATGCGTTCACAGAATAGAGAACGAGTTGGAATCTATTCCTGATCTTCGTCGAGTGATTGCGGAGAACTCTGTTTTTGTGTCGTCTTGCGAGCCGACTTTCTACGTTTCGGAGCTGAGCGTTTCTGCGCTAGCTTCTGCCACAGCCAACTTACGACTGTCTCGCCAAGACAATAAGCGAGGCCGGCAATAAAGTATTCCCACAGCACGGCCCATACGTCAGACCAGTCGAGCAAGCGCCGTCTTCCGTAATGCCGCATAGCTTAGTCCTTTATGTCTGAAGGCAAGTATGCCACATTGTCGGCGTCTCGTAAATGCGTCAGAAAGACAAACTCAAGCCGTTCCAATCGCTCTTTTGTATACGCATTTTCGAAGTGATTAGCGAAACAAAAGAGCATATATGATAGACGCTTTCTAACGTCAGCCATCTCATTCAACGTGGCGTCTGTTAGAGCGTCTACAATATAATCAGGAAGAATAGCGCCGTTCTTCTTCAACGTGCTAGAAATAGAGGCTTTGACCCTAGCCCGACCACCGCCGTCAGATTCGGCTTTTAGCGCCGGGTTTTCGTCAGGGCCTGCGTCCATATTGAACAATCCTTGGGTCGGTTCTAGACACCTTACGCTTGACTACAGCGTCAGACCAGTTAGCCTCGACCGTGGTGATTGTTTTAGAATCTACTTCTATTACAAGCCCGACGTGGCGCCCTGGTCCGCGATCGGATAAACCTCGATTGGAATAAAACACGACGTCGCCCGGCTGTGGCTCTTTAAAAAGCCAACCGTGCTCTCCAAAAACGCGCTCCATATGCGCAACAGAGGCTAGCGGATTGGCCGTCTTTTTATTTGGAGGGACGTCTCCGGGCAAATCGCAGCCGGCTTCGCGAAAACACCAAGATACGAAATGCGCACAATACGGCTCTGCTCGGCCGCCGGTGTACAGATCGATGCGCGGGCCGGTGTTGGACCCTTTAGGCTCCTCTTTAACGCCTATCTCGTTTAAGGCTATGGCGACATGAAGAGGAATACTACTTATCACGACGTAGAGCCTCCAAAGCATCCGCTTCGGCAGCCAACTCGGCAGCCTTTAAAGCGTCCTGCTCGGCTTCTTTGTTGTTATTTGAGTCTGCGTCCTTCAGCTTCTTTTCTGACTGCTCTTTGTAAAACTGAGCCATAGCCCGCTTTTTGGCGGCATGTGCAGCCAGCACGCGGTTTATGATCACAACGAGCGCCGGGCCTATTATCGTCGGCAGATAAGTCAACCACGATTCAAGGCTGCTAGGTTCCAGCGGTTGAGTAGAAGCCAGAGATAGAGTAGTACCAATGCCGGCCATCGAGGCCACGACACCATCGGCGTGGGCTTTTATAATCTCAAAGTTAACCATAAATCACTTCTTCTTTATGGATACTTTTTCGAGGCTGTCGGCAATCGCACCAGCGGCAATACCAGCCGCGTCGTTATTCGGATCCTTATCCGTCTTGGCTTTTTGCTGATATGAACGAAGCAGCGCCACAATCGCATCTTTGGCGAAAAGCGCGAATAGCATGATGACTACTTGAGATACTGTATGCGGGTTCGCTAGGTCTTTTAGAAGCAACTCAATCATATAATATCTCCTATGGTATCTGTGCTAAATCGAAAGCCTCTGTCCGTTCCTCTGGCGAAGCTGAGCCGCCCCATTGCACCGGAACAACCGCCGGCGCCGCTGGATTAAGAACAGCTACGGCTTCTGATATAGCATTTCCCTCAACCTCACCCGTGAGTGTAGCACGCCAAGACTTGGCTTGCTCGCGAGAAAGAGCAACAGCTACTTTACAACCAGCCACGTCGACGATTGTACGAAAGCCGTTAATAGCGCCAGCTTCCATCATTGCGTATAGAGCGCGTGCCGCCTGAGCATCGTCGCCATCGAGGCCGGAAACCTCGCCAGGGCGATCACCGCCGCCTTCGAGCAGCACCGGGCATTGGTCCTGTGCGGGTACGGTGACGAGCACGCAATCGCCGTTATCTGGAACGCACTCTACAAGATACTGCCCAGCCGGGGACAGAACCGATGATATTAAAGCAAAGCCGCCAGCAACGGTGCCGCCAAGGGCCACCAATAGCGCGGTAAGAGAAGGACGATTCATGGAGTCACCAACGATGACCAGAGGCGGACACGCGACAGCAGGCAACCTGATGCCGCCGCTGTGCTACCTGTGGTACCCAAATAAATAATAGAAGACGCGGATGTAGGTAGTGTAGCAGAAGTATCGGTACCGACGCTGACACTGTCGACATATGCTTGTATGTCATTTGTCGCCATGGTCTGCCGCAGACTATGCGAAACGCCGTCGGTGACGTCTCCGCTGCCAGCGATGATGTTCCATTGTTGCGTTGTGACCGTCGCTTCGGCAAAGCCGCGATCGTTGGCCGCGTCGACACCGAGGCGGGCATAGTTGGCGGTGCCCGTGCCGACGCTGGCAAACGTCGACGTAGTGCCTGTATCATGCGGCGGGCAAAGCACAATAGTATCGAGCGTCGAAGGAGAGCCGGTATAATGCGATACACCGTCGAAGCGAACGTCGTCAGCATTGCGTGCCGTGCTGGCTGTCGTCGTCGCCAAATATGAAGTCATCATAGGATAAGCTTCGAGCCTTACACCCCAGAAGCCGCAATCAGCCGTGGCGTCAGCGTCTGTATAAGCCAGCACTCCGTCGCTTGGCGCACATAACAAATCATGGTCGTGCGCCGCCGCCGTGCCCGTGTAACTGATTGATACCCGACATAGATTGACGTCGGCAGTACCGTCTCCGGTAGTATCAATAGGCCAACGCTGCGCGCGGGCTTGAATGACACCAGCTTGCACCGTATCGACAGCGGAGGCACAATCCTCTCCCACAACACAGCTTGACGATGTACACGTCGCAACGTCAAACCAAGCCGTGCCGTTGGCTATTGTGTTATTGCGCAAAGCAACGAAGTTTTGCGACCCAGCGCGGGCCCACGCACTAAAAGTATGCACCGCAGCAGTCACGGTGATCGATTGACGTAAACCGTGCTCGGCGTTGGAGTTGTTGCCGTCGATATTGTCACCAGTCGTCGTCAAATCGGCGCCCGCATAGGCATCGGCGAGGACGTTGTCTCCGACGGTGATTGCGGCCCAAGTTGTGCCTAATGTCTGCGACTGAAGCGCGATATTGCTTACCGCCGGCTCGCTCATGTAACCAGCCACCGCAACGCCGCCGCTATATGTACGACGAGAAACACGCGGCGCGCCGTTGCCGGTCGTATAGAGGTGTCGCACGTTACCGTCGACGACGTCGACGTTAGCTGTCGTCGCGCGCGTCAAGGTCGTCGGGCCGCGAGTTCCAGCCGCCGTTGTCGGGTCGATGCCCCACGCGACAGCAGCTCGAGCGCGGGCAATAGGCGCCCATTGTGTTGGGTTGGTTGCGCCGCCAGCCATACAACCAGCACAGCGCCAAACGCGTAAACTAATGACCGTCGCGCTGTTTGCCGTACCCGCCGACGCCGCGCCGACAGCCAGCGTCGAGGCGTTGGCCAGCGTGCCCGATCGCGCGCTTACGTCGGCGCCGGTGCCGGCCGCACCGTTGACGTAGAGGATCGCGCCGTTTGTAGAAGCCTCGTTTCTATCAACAAAGGCAATACCGTGCAGAAACGACGCGACGTGACCTGACGGGCCGCTAAACGCCGTCGTCGTCGAGGCCGTACGCAATGAAAGCGAAAGCGAAGAGGTGCCCGATTGAGAAAAGCGCCAACCGTCGGTGCCGCCCAAACCTTTATCTAAAATAACGCTGTTGCTCGCGCCTTGCTTGCCAACGTATTCTATGACGAGGTCTTCGGTGGTCAAATCGCCGACGCCCGACGACGCGGCGTCGTGCCGCTTGCCGCCCGTGACGTAAGCACTACCGCGCTCTGCCGTATCGTGTGCATGGAACGGGGTGTTTATTATATTGTTTGGAGAAGTACCGGTACCGGCTTCTGACAATGTGACGTTGCCGCTACCGTCACGACAGACCCACGACGTGCCCGACACGCCCTGAGCGTCGCACGCCAAGACGAGGGTCATTGAGACTGAGTTGACCGTGAGCGTATCGCTCAGGTCGTTCGGTGTGGTCGCACCCGCGACAAGATCGAAGGTCGGAGCAGGTTCGCCACCAACGGCGGCAGCATCGTCATAAGGAGAAGAAAGAACCGTGTCTAGTTCAAACAGGCTTTCTTTGAACGGCTTTGGTGTAGCCATAACGCCGTTTTGCCACGTACTAATCGTATGATCATGAGCGGCTGCAAATAGAGTCAAAACGGCTATGGATAACATCACCGCACCACGCGCTCTACAAGAACGTCGATGTTTGATGTAGACGCCACCATACAAACACAGCGCGTGCCGTCATAACGGAATTGGCGTGATTGTCCGTGGGGAATAACGCTGCCGATGTTCGCACTACCGAGTGTGCAGTTCATAGCGGCGGTGTAATCTGGATCGGTCTGGTCAGACCACGCCGCAGCGGTTCCGCAGCGCGTTTCGCATGAATCAGCACCAGACCAAGCTACGCTGCCTACACAAACCAAGCCGCTAGAGGCCAAGTTTGTAACTACAAATAGCTGCTGAGCAGAATCGACCTTTGTGGTGATATCTGTATCAATGGCGTCGGTAAGCGCAGTCCCGATGTTGGCGCTCTTTTTCACAGGATCGCGCACAAGACCGACTCGAAGTAGCTGGTCTAGACGCTCACCGGACGGCGGCAAAGCGATTGCGGCAAAGGGAATAAGCAGGGCCAGAATAAAGACTTTCCAATTCATAGTGACCATCCTATCAGCTTTCAGAAGTCATGCAAACCGAAGTGAACGGGAAATTGACTGTAGCGGTTGTGGTTTTTATTATAAACGGAACGTCGCCGGCTGTATCGCCAAGCCCTCGATAACGGCGAGCGACGCAAACCCGTAGGAAATCTCCGCTTTGACAGAATACGTTGGCTGTTATATTTAAGCGGCAAGGTGTTGTGTGAGAATCCGTACTTGCCAGAGTCAGCGCATACTCGCCCAAAATAGTGGCTGTGTTCAGATGCTGCACGCCACCTACAACAGTAAATCCTGTGGTCTTAGAGCCGTCGCCTAACCAGTAAGACCGGTGAGTGATTGAGTAGTGCCCTGTAGCCGGGGCGCGCCAAAGAGAAGAAGTAGTCGAATAGTTATTGAAGTTATCAAAAGTTCTACCGACAGCGTCACCGGCGTCATTGTACTGCATCTGCCATGGGGTAAAAGTAGTACCTAATACGTTTGAAGTCCCGGCCGTTGTTTCGGCTGCAAAAACCTCTGGTCGCTGATCAAGATAACGCACATACACGCTTGGAGTAGTCGCGGCGCTCGCTAGGTTTAGACCAGTAATCGCTGACGGGTTTCCGTAGATATCCAAGTATCTAAAGCGAACGTAATAGGTCGTACCGGGCGTTAGCGGGTTGCCGGCTGCGTCTTGTGAAATGCTCAGATGGTCGGCGCGGCCTTTTGCCACCAGGGTATCCGGCCCCGGTCTAAAGCCGCTCGCCGTCGAAATATGCATTTCAATGGTGTCGTCGCGTAGACCCATTTCCCGGCGGCGCTGATTCGGAAAACCAAACGAGAACATTCGACCCATTCGATTTTGCAATCGAAGGGACAAAATATCGGTAACTACGTCGTGCTGGTTATTGGCCGCTGCGCCATTGCCGTAAACCAGCTTTAGACGGTCGTAGGCTTTGGTGCCGGCGGTCGGCCGAGTGTGGCGTAGTGCGTACTCTGCTGTGCAGGAACCACTTTCATAGCGTTCGGTTATACCGACGATAGCCGGCGTCAAAAGACCAGTCGATTGAACCCAGCGTCCTTTAGGATCGTTCGGCAACGCAATCAGATCGCCGAGTCTTAGGTCGAGAACGCGACTGGTTATGGATAGGTCTACTGTAGGCTCAGCCAAATCCGAAACGAAAGCATTGGCTACGCGCGAGGCTTCTTCGAACGTCGAGATAGCTAGGTTACTGCCTTCATACATACCGATCGGACGCAAACCATATTTTGATACGCTATTGCTGGCCGTCGATGTGACTTGTTGAAAGGCGATATATGGGCATGAAAAGTCGGCGCTTGTAGTAGACGCCGTTCCGCCAGGCGGATACGGTTCATTAGAGCGAACGAGCCTCTTGCCGATAACGGAGCCGCTGTAGTTAGCGTTGAATGCTGTAGCGGTAGATGTGGCACCAGATACCGTAAAGGTTATTCCTAGCTTGCTAGGGTCGACTGCGCTCAAGTCAATCGACGACGGCAGAGTTACGAAGACCAAGTTACTTGAAGCCGCGCTTGTCGATACTGACGCAACCGGCGAACTGGCCAAAGAATCGACGCGTTGATACTTCACAATCGCGTGATTTCGAATATTCGCGATTTCGCTCTTTACCGGATTTACTGAGAATATGTCTTCTGGGCTCAGAGCGACGTGTTGCTGAAAGCCGAGGCTGCCGGTAGTCTCAGTAGCCGTAGATCCGCCAGCAAATCCGTCAAAACGAACACGGTAGTAATCCAAAACAGAGGCGACGCTGCCGCCGAAGTTTAAGGAAGCTGTTCCATATACAGAAGCAATCGAGCCGACATTCAAGCCGTGCGGCTCATAGGTCGCTACTTCAATGCCGCCGCTGATAGGGGCTACGGCTCGAATGTCGAACGATTTGCTTCTCTTGGGAAAATGAGTCTCTAGGCGGTATTCTTGCCACGGCTCATGGAAACGATAACCAACTAACGCGCCGATCTGGTCAGTCACCGCTTGTAGCGCGGACAGCACCGTACCTGACGCAACGTCGTTGTAGCGAAGATTCCAGTTAGCTGGATTCATCCACACAGACGCGGCGGTGCCGGCTTCTGTGTACACTATCGGCAAGCCGCCTTTGTAGCCAACGGTTACTGTCGACGTATCCGTAACTATTACAGGATTGTTATCGTTTACTATTTCTTGCAGATGGCTTTCCATCTGTTTGTTTGCGGTGTAGAAGTTGTACGCTTTTTGATCTAGTATGAATTGATCAATTAGAGGAGCCGCTTTATCGACACAAACGATGTTTATCGTGTCGTCGTCCACGTCCCACGCGTCTATGAAGCCGTCAAAGACAGGCTCCCACTCCCAACCTTGAATCGACCATAACGGCGGCAAAAAAGCCCGCTCAATGATAACGCGCCGCCTGAAATCGACGAGTTGCTCTGTATTGGCGTTATCTGCCAAGATCGCACGATAAGCCGGCTCGTTAAGTGGAGACAAATCCAACAACGCAGCGTTTCGTCGAGCAAGAACAAGAGACGCTCTGGTAGCCGCATCGTCCACGGATTCTGATATTTGAGCCGACAATAACCAATCTCGACCGCAGAGATTGGTCACGTCTACCATCTTTCCGGTAGAATCTTGTATAAGAACGCGTACAGCGGTACGGTGATTGGTCGATTCTTCTAATGATTGTTGATCCCAAGGGCGAACACATGACGCGTATAGTTCGCGTACCTTCTCTGCCGAGATACTACGATTCCATACAGCTATCTCGTCTAAAAACGCGTTGCTAAGACGAAAAGAAGTGTCGTTTATTCCGCCGTTATCACCGCCAATCGACCAACGACCGGACGCCGATGAAAGGCTTGAACGCGTATCTACGAACGACGTAGCCGCTGTCAAACTGCCGTTTGAGTACCAAGAAATCGAACCGCCAGAAGTAACCGACATAGCCAAGTGACCGCTGGTAGGAACCGTCGGGCTTGCGCTGAGAAGCGTGGTTACACCGTTAGACTTTAGAGAATAGAGAAACTGACGAGAACCGACGTCATAATAAAGACCGAGTAGCTGGCGTTGATCGGTAGTTACAGCCGTCGTTACGGCATAGCTTAAAACACCTAACGTAGCCGTCGAGGAAATTGAAGCGAAATCGTACCACAATGCCAAAGAGAAGTTGGCCTTGGTGGTAGGGGAATCGTCCGTCGACGCCGCGTTGAAGGCTCGATAGAAGGCGTTATTGAATCCGAGCGCGCCGGCGACTTCGCCAGAAAAAAGACTGCTAGCGGGAGATACAGTAGCGGTCGATATTTGGCTTAGATGGCGCTGTACTCCTGAGAATACGGTCTTGGACTCAATCGTAGCTGACGTGCCGTCATTACAACGCCAGAAGGCCAACATATCGTTGTCTTGCGTGTAGCCTTCGAACGGTGCTCTGCGCTTTCTCATTACTTCTCCAGAAGCCGTATTTTCAGCCTGCGAGCATTATACTGAAAAGAACCGTTAAGCACAACTGGAATAGTTTCTACCGTCTCGACGAATCCTTTACATACCATAGGCCCTGGTTCGTTGGCGTTGTTTAGACCCGTGTTCGGCTTGTGAATACCGTCTCCGAACACGGTGACAAACGGCGGTCGAGTGTGGCCGTTGCTGGGCAAACCGAATCGCGGCGTGCTAGACGACGCAATCATTTCGTTCGTAAAGGCGTAGGGCGCGATTATGAGATTGTCGAAATGAACAGTAGCACTTGTTCCAGTAGCCGGAACTTTTCCGTGCAGGCGAACGGTCAAGAAACCGCTGGCCGGCGTCAGTTGAAATATATAAAGAGTGGCGCTGCTGACGGTGTCGGTAAAAGACGACAACGTACCGCCGACTGAGCGCGTGCAGTAGAAAGAGTAGGTGGCGTTTGTCGCCGGAACCTTGGCGTAGACGGCAACAGTCCAATCGCCTTCGGAACCGAATAAAGCCGTAGTTGTATTGATGCCGCCAGAACCGAGTTGTTGACTCCAGACGTTGAATAGAGCCGAAGACGTCGAAGTGGCTAATGAAGAGAAACCTAAACCGCCGTCGTCGGAATAACGCGTATATCGAGTAGTGGCGCCATCGGCTCTGTTGAAAGTCCACAAATGGCGGCGACCGCGTACCCACCCTTCGAGGGATCGAGCGGTTGACGGATCGAGCGGCGGCGTGGTAAGCGTGATCTGCTTCTTATCCGAATAAGTAAGGCCCTCTAAAGAGTCGCCGATGGTTCTATTGAATGCCTCGACGCTTTGGTCGGATATTTCATAATCCTCGACCAAAGAATCTAAAGCGAGCCCTTCTATGCGAATAAAGGCCATCACGTTCTCCAACGAGGATTGTTTCTAAACGCCTCATTAATATCATCAGCATACACAGAGCGCGGCAGACGACGGCCTAGTTCCGGGCTAGCGGCTTCGTAAACAGTACGTCCTACCTTGTATCCTGACGGCACGTTTCGGAACTCGCGGGCTAGATCGCGAATCGCGCGTGTGTTCTCTTTGACGGCTTCAGTATTGTCTTCTTGCGGCCCTAAGAAATCCTCTTTGGTTAGCATCGTGCCGAACTCGGCCAGACCAGGAATCATACGGATAAGCCCGATAAGCGCGTTGTTCAGATTAATCGCAGCGTCTATTACCATGTTTTGAAAGAACGACAAGGCTTCATGTATATCTGCAAACGCGGGGCTTAACAATCCGAACAAAGAACCGACCATCTGCACTACAGCGAATATCATATTCGCTAAGATAGCGAACAGCGTAAGTGGAATAGTCAAAGCGTTAAGGAACAGCGCAAGTATATCTATTATCGGCCTAAGCGTGTCCACAAACGGATCGATAAGACCTCGAATCACTAAGCCGATAGATGCAAAAAGAGGAACTAGTGCTTGAAACAACGGAACAAGCATTTCAAGTAGAGGTGTTAAACCGTTACCTATCCACACAGTGAGTGCGGTGACTATTGCTTCTATTATTTGCCCTACCGGCTTTAGGCTGTCCAAAATATCAGCGATAATACCGGCGGCTGCTCCTATGGCAGCGCCTAGCGGGCCAGCCGTAGCCGCTCCCATACCAGTACTTGATAGAAGGGTCGAAGCCACGCCTCCGATACCGCCTTGTTCTTCTAATAAGGTGTCAGCCAAGCCGGTAAGTGGGCGAAAAAGACCGCCACCGCTGACAATAGTGCTTATGGCGGCACCTATGGCATCAGCTATTGGCTTAGCCAATTCATAATAGAGAGAGGCGAGGCTTATTTTAGCCATTTCAGCGGCGTCAGATAGCCGCTCGGTTTCTCGCGCAAGGTCTTGAAATGTCGGTTCTAATGAAGCCAGCCATTTATCGAACTTCATTAAATCGTCGAGATATTCCTCAGTGGACTTACCAAAACCGGCTATCAAATCCTTGGCTTCTTGTCCAATATCTGATTTAGCTGCACGCGTAGCACCGCCGGTTTTAAACGGCGGGTTTTCTTCGCTTGGAGGTTGTTTTCTAATGCCTTGTATTAGACCCCCAGCCGTTTTATTCAGCTCTATTATTTGTTTTATTTGATCTTCTACTGCATCATTAAGGGCCTTGCCCGTAGCCATGTATTCGGCTACTGCTAAAACAGCTTTGCCTATATCTTTGGTACCTAGCTTCTCAGCCAATTGCTCTAGATGGCTTTGAAGAAATTCTGTAGCAAGAGCTTTTTCTTGCTGGTCAAAACCTCTCAATGTATTCTCTAATTTTTTCAGTCTTTCTTCTGGAGTCTCTCCGACAACAAAAGACCCCAAAACGCCAGCAGCGGCGTACAAAGAGGTTAAAACGTTCCATCGTTTTGCTACTTTATCCAACGCCGTTATAAGATTGGTGAAGAAAGTAGCCGTATCCGAACCGGCAGAAGCCATCGACGTTTTTACGGTATCAGAGAAATTAGAAAGAGCCGCGTTCAAACCTTCATATTTAGCTGCTGTGCTTGTCGCGGCGCGGTTCATTTCGTCTAAGGTACCGGCTGCTTTTCTTTGTACCTCTTCGGCGAAAGCTGTTTTCTTAGCATTGTCGTCCATAGCTTCGACGAAGGCATTGATTTCCGCGTTGGTCGCGTTTTGTATGCCTTGTAGTTTTAGCTGAGTACGCGCGTAGTTTTCGTTAGCTTCTTTTACAGAGACTATGATGCCGAGGTTGTCAAGCAATAGACGACTTGAACGGGCAGTACCGACAATGATCGACTCAAACATGTAATCGAATGATTGTCCAGTCTTGAACGCGGAAGCTTGCGCCACCTGAGCCAAAGTCTTGAACGTATCCATGGAAATACCCATAGAGTCCGCCAAGTTGGCTTTCTTCATCAATTCCGCATCTGCAATCATTCCGCCTGTGGCTTTTCTCAGGTCTTCAATAGATCGCCCAGCGTTTTCAAAAAACGACTGAGCGGCCATTATTCTTGACCCTTCAGACGCCATTTCAAAAGCCTGCTTGATACGGGCGCCGCCCATTTCAAACAAACCGACTAGCCGATAAAAAGCCGACGACCACTTGCTAAATTCGCGGACGAGATCGGTTTCTTTGGCTTTTTTATCTACGTCGCCTAGTTTTTCCTCTGTTTCTCCAAGGCCCTGATTTACCTTGCCTATGCCAAGAACGGCGCCGTTTACGTCAGCGTCAATTTTGAGAAGAAGTCGGCGTAAATCCATACTTACCTCAGCTTACGACGTTCTGACTTTCCGGCACCGCCGCCAGACTTTTTGGCCTTCAACTTCATCCATTCAAGCCATAGATAAAACTCGTCTATGTCCATCGAACGAACAACGCTTAAAGGCACTCCGATGAATTCCCCGACCGCAAGTTGTGCTTGCAACTCGCGATCGGATTTCAGTTTTTTGCGAGTACTACTGCTTTGTTAGTCAGCTCGGTTATCTCTTTTACAAGAATACCGACCCACGAATTTGGCGTCTGGTCAAGAATGAACGGCTCGTCGGTAGCTTCAAACACGGGCTTGCCGGTGGCCGGGTCAAAGCAGCATTGAATGACGATTTGCGCTATGGCTTGATTGGCCTTCTCAGGCCCGTCTTTTTCCGACGCAGCAATCAAGTTTGCCTGCGCGACAGTCGGCGTACGGATTTCGACCTCGACCTGCAACGGCTGGCCGTTATCGTCGACCACATCAAGCTTGACGGTCTTTACACGCTTCGAATGAACAGATTGTTTGATAAGGCGATCTCGTAGGCTCATGGCTCAACAATACTACGATTATTGGTAAAAAGCAAGAATCGACCGCCGAAACAGGAGGCCGATTCTGCTCATGAAAAACAAAAAATCAAAGGATTCTGTCGGTATACCCGCTAATCAATCCAGTTGGTTCATGGCGCTCGCCGTTTAACGTGACATTCACGGTCGCTTCGACTAGGCCATCAACAGTAGATGACCGCTCTAACGAATCAATCCGCCCATAGCCTCTAAATAGGCTCGACACACCAGAGTTTATTTCCATCAGTACAATACCGGCATTCGCTGACAGAGTAGCCAGCCGTGGCATATCGGTCGGGTTCACAAACAAATCTACAGACAGCGACGCGTCCTGCAAACCGTACGTCTTCTTCATCATTCGGCTGGTCGACGTGAAGACTGTTTTATCCAAAACATCAGACGATTCCGATAGTGTAAAACTCTTCGCTTCGCTTACTATTTCAGCCGACGTTGTCATCGGTAAAAAGTTACCGTTAAACGTCAGCGTGCCTGTCGGAGGCGCGCCTAGTGTGACGCGGCCGAAAGCCAAGTCAAGAGCCGTTACGTTAGTCCAAGCAACGCAAGAGGCTCCGTCTTTAAGATGCCAAGCTACTTCGGTATCAATCGCACGTCGCGCCGAGTTTGTGATGCGGTAGGTAGTTCCAGAATCTACCTGCATAACTTCCGACGTTACAGCGGAACCAACCCCGCTGCGTCGAATCAAGCATGTATATCCAGCCTTTGGCATATATAAAACCTACCAATCTTCCGGCGGAAGAACCCACCAGACAGCGAATAAAACAGCGACCCAGATAATCGCTGTTATTTCCACATCAGGTGCCTGTGCCGACCAAGATTGGATCGAAGGCACCTTCGTGCTCTAACGACAACGACAATTCGACCTTACCATCGACAGTCGCCGAACGCTCGAAGCTGCTGATAAGCATGGAGAACGCGAGACCGTTCGTGCCGTCAGGTAGAATGCGGACGATTAGAGGATTGCCCGCCTCGTAAACAGCGCGCGCGTTGGTGTACGCTACGGCGGTGGTTTCGACGTCGCCGCTGAGCGAAATGCTGATATCACGCATGCCCGCGATACGACGGCGTAGACGGCTATCGGTAAAGTCGGTGATTTCGAGCAAATCTGAACTATCGCTGACAGTCAAATCGCTGATACCATCAAAGGCTGTGTAGGTGGCTGAAGCGCCGGTAGCGACGCTGACGACTACGTTATATCCAGCTAAAGGCATTGTTCACTCCGATAGGTGTTCAAAGAATATGTTAGCACGTCAAACAGAGGTGATTGCTTCTAATCGCACGTTCACACTAAACATGTCCCGTTCTTGGTCGTCCTGACCCACATATATGGGAGCAGATTGCGCACAAGTAACTCGGACGTAGGAAGTAGAGGCTGTGGACAAAGACGCCGCCGAGGCGCGGTCCATTTTATGCCATATATCGTCGGCTGTTTGCCGAGTGCTTGAGTATTGATTTACGTCGCCTCGTATCATTATTTGTAAATCAAAAGTGCGGTACGTTTTTCGGCTAGCATCCATATAAGGAGAAGGTCCGTTAGAACCGTATTCCTTTATGAAAACCGCCTTACCAGGAACGAGTCCGCTTGGTTTTCTAATCGGACCAACAAAGCAGTTCGTAGTGTTGACGCCGGACAACGACGCCGTAGAGGCTATGAACAAGCGAGTATCTATTTCGGCGCTCATGCTTAACCCGGTGATTTAGGATAACGGCGGTTGTTTTTTCTGGGCAGCTTACCGCGTTCCAATAAATAGTTTATCGCCTCTGCGATTTTTTGCTGAACCAAATCCATTTTATTGTTGAGCGCCTTCTCGAAGAACTTGTATTCGCCTTGCGCCGCACGGGCCATGTTTGGCGATTGGCTGCGCGTACCGGGGTGCTGGTAGTCTGCGCGTTCGTGCTGAAGAATCATATAATCAGCAGCGGCCCCGCCGAAGCCGCCTTCGACTACGGCGCTCTTTTTGGTGAAGTCGGGTTCGGTTACGTACGCGCTCTTGGACAAATCTCCGAACTCATACGGGGCACGGGCGGAAGCTTCGTCCATGACGAATTGCATGCCGTTAAAAATACCCTTGGCCGCAGCGTCTGGATGGTCTTTAGCCATCTTTCGCAGAGCGAAAGCCAGTTCTTTTTTTCCATCCAGTTTGAGTTTTATCAAACCAGAATCTCCCAATGGTCTAGAGTGTTGTTTTCATCGTAGCAAGGAGACACGACGAGCGCGCGTTTAGCCTCTGAAAGAGTGGCCAATGAGACGCCCGGCATCCAGATAAGCATATCGCGTGATTGCGCCTCAGATACAGCCAGTTCCTCTGGAACGATTAGCATGTGCGAAGTTCTCTCGATGATTCCTGATCGATGTACTTCGCGATAGCGGGGCTCAACCCGACAATAGTATGTGGCTACAGAGCCGACTTGCGTCTGCCCTGTAAAATCCACCGTAGCGCCGGTGGCGATTCCGATTATCGCCTTACATTGGCTTTTAAGCTGAATATCCATCAATCACCTGTGAAGTAATCTCTGATATCGGAGGTCTGGTCTGTAGCCGCAAAGTCGTCTTGGCCGACGGCAAACGGGGGCAGAACGTTATCGCTATCCGACGCGGTGTTTTCATTCTGCGTGACAGATATACCGCCCGCAAAAGGCTCAGCGACGACAACGCCTGCACCGACGCCGCTTGGTGTTTCTCCTGGGCCGGCTGAGCGTAGCCGCTTGGCCAAATCGGCGTAATGTTTGTGACGAGCCGCCGCTGAAATACGCAGTTCGCTGTTCTCTGTGTTGACTTGAAAAGCGTACTTAGCCGAGAGCAAATCGGCACAATCAGCCGCCGCGTAGTTGGTAGCTGTTTGCTGGCTAAGTGTGAAATAAATCTCTTCGTCTTGCAATTGCTGGCGGCTGCTATCGGTATCGCCGATCAACAATCGAACGCGGTGCATTTGCGACGTGACACCGCTGGTTGTAAGAAGAGATAAAGAGTAGGTCCAAGTCATCAGGTCACCGCTATGGTATGCGTTTCTACGAAGAACTGACTATTTGACGTCAAGGCTCCGAAGGACAGAGCGTATACAGTATTCGCCACTCCCCCGCGAACGCGTTGCGTTACCAGCGAGGCGTTTATCGACGGGTCACCGAATATGACGCTGCTGGCGTTAGGATCGGTGCCGGTTTGCACAGCGATATAACAAGTAGCCGAAGAAATCGTTTCTGATGGGTGTAGAAGGTACGTGAAGTTGACAGTCAAATCGACTACTTCAGCGGCTTGTTTTGGAGAAAATGCACTCATGGCTGTACCGCTACTTCTTGGTATTTGCGCTTCCGCGCTGAAATATCTACAAGTCTATCATTTGCAGATAGCCCTTCGTAGTTCCGATCTCTCGCGGTCAGACTCTGCGGCGGGCTTAGTGTAAACGCGTCAGCAACGCTAGCGAAATCGTCACATATTACAGAGACGGTTCCTGTTACGAACTGTCCATAGAAACCAGAGCCTTCGCCGACGAACGAGTCGAGATTGCTTCCTATTGAGCCGGTGTTCGTTAAGAAACCGTCTGCGAGGCTGGTCGCATCGGCGAGCGTGTTGGCCGACGTGCCGGTTACGCGGACAGCGCCGCTGGCGGTGGCCGTGGCATCGGCGAGTGTATTGGCCGACGTACCGGTAACGCGCACAGTACCGCTGGCCGTGGGCGACGCGTTAGATAGCGTTTGGGCTGACGTGCCGGTTACGCGTACAGCACCGCTGGCCGTAGCCGTGGCGTCCGATAACGTCTGGGCTGACGTACCGGTAACGCGTAGGGTGCCGCTGGCCGTAGGTGACGCGTTCGATAGTGTCTGAGCGGACGTGCCAGTAACGCGGACAGCACCGCTGGCGGTGGCGGTGGCGTCCGATAACGTCTGAGCGGACGTGCCGGTGATGGAAGGCGTTCCGACGTTACCGCTGGCGGCAGACGAGGCATCGGCTAGGGTTTGTGCGGACGTACCGGTAACACGTAGAGCGCCGCTGGCCGTAGCCGTGGCGTCCGATAGCGTCTGGGCTGACGTACCGGTGACCCTGACAACGCCGCTGGCGGTGGCGGTGGCGTCCGATAGCGTCTGAGCGGACGTACCGGTAACGCGTAGAGCGCCGCTGGCCGTAGCCGTGGCGTCCGATAACGTCTGTGCTGATGTACCGGTAACGCGGACAGCGCCGCTGGCGGTAGCCGTGGCGTCCGATAACGTCTGTGCTGATGTACCGGTAACGCGGACAGCGCCGCTG